CGTAGTAAATGGAAAAGCTTTTTTTGATCCGTTTGATAGACAAAAACACGTTATGCAACCTAAAAAAAGAGCAAATGACAAATGGGAACAGATATTTCGTCGTGGTACTTAGTATTTATTGCTAGAGAAAAGATGTATTGGTGGGATCATGTTTTTTGTAGAGGCAAATACAAACACGTAGCGGCACTAGGATTCGACCCCGAATTAGATCAATGGTACTTTTATGAGTGGTCGTTATACGGAATTTGCATAACGAAACTCACAACCGAACACGTAGATGCAATGTTGGTACATTTTCATAATACAGAGAGTGTAATCCTGAGTGCTTTGGAGCCTGATGCGACATACAAACAACCGTTTCACCCAATAGCCACTTGTGTAAGCGCAATGAAGCATCTAGTAAAGTTTAAAAGTTGGGCGTGGACACCAACACAGTTGTTTTGTGCGTACAAAAAAGCTGGTGCATCGGTTTGTTTTACACCTACCGAATTGTAAGTGGAGAATGGAATGGGCGGTATAACAAAAAAGTTATTTGGTGGGGATAGTCCTGATCCACAACTAGAGGCCGATAGATTAGCAGCCCAGCGTCAAGCCGAGGAAGAACAAGCAAGGCAAGAAGAAAAAGATCGCAGATTGCGAAATGCACGTATGCGTGGTCGTGTTGGTTATTCAAGTTTATTAGGCGCTGGTACAGGCGAAAACCAAACTAAAAAAAGTTTGTTGGGATAACTTATGACTCCTAAAGACATCAAACATAAAGCAGAAATGGCGTTTAACAATAGAGATAAGTTTAGACCGCTATTTCAAGATGCGTATGACTATACTATGCCGACGAGACAAGGGTTTGATTATAGCGATACGTTAGGTCAATCGCGTACAGATAGGATATTTGATGAAACTGCTGTTGTTGGTGTTACAGAGTTCGCAGCCGAATTGCAAAGTAGCTTAATGCCACCGTTTAGTCGTTGGGCAAATTTAGTTGCTGGCAGTGACATCGAAGACGTTGATGAGGCAGAAGAAATAAACGAAGAGTTGCAAGCAATCACGCAAAAAGTATTTGACTACATTGCCGCTTCTAATTTCGACCAAGAAGTAAATGAAGCACTACATGATTTAGCTGTTGGCACAGGCATATTGCACGTAATGCCGGGGGATGCAATAGATCCATTACGTTTTAGAGCTATTCCATTGACAGAAATAGCTATTGAAGATGGCCCTGATGGACAAATCGATGACATACATTACAGAAAGTTTTGTAAAGTAGATCATCTGCCGATTATGTATCCTGATCTGCCAAAAGATGTATATGAAGTCATTAAGTCAAAAAATTATACAGATGATCGCATAGAACTTGTACAAAGTACGATGAGAGATCGCAGTAAGCCTAACTTACGACAGTGGGATTATGTAGCGCATATACCGTCTATAGAGCAAGAAATAGCCAGAGAACGATATGAGGGTCGTGGATCTAACCCTTGGATATTGTTTCGATGGAGCAAGGCTGCTGGCGAAAGTTATGGTCGTGGCCCTGTAATAAATGCTCTTCCTGCAATACGCACCTGTAACTTAACAGTGCAACTAATTCTAGAGAACGCTGATATGGCGGTAACTGGAATGTGGCAAGCGGATGATGACGGGGTGATAAATCCAGATAGCATTAACTTAAGACCGGGAATCATCATCCCTCGCGCCCCCGGATCTCGTATAGATCCATTGCAAACGCCTGCACGATTTGATGTAGGGCAGTTAGTGTTAGATGATATGCGTCATAACATTAAAAAAGCATTATACAATCAGCAACTAGGCAGACCACACGAAGCAACACCTATGTCGGCTACAGAGGTTGCAGAACGTATGGCTCAACTAGCTAATGAGATTGGGCCAGCTTTTGGTCGCTTGATGAAAGAATTAGTTGAACCTGTAATACAGCGAGTTATCTATATTTTAAAAGATAAAGGTCTTATTAAGATACCAACGATAGATGGCAAACAAATACAGATTGTATCGCAGTCGCCATTGGCTACAGCGCAACGTATGCAAGATGTCACTAATATGGATCAATTTCTACAGCGTATGGTTAGTGTTTTCGGCCCACAGATATTACAAGTGCTTGTTGATCAAGATAAAGCTGCTAAATGGTATGCTGAAAAACAACAGATTCCTTTGGACTTGTTACGCAAGCCCGAAGATCAAGCTGCATTATTGCAGGAAACAGTCGGGCAGTTAGCGCCTGTATTAGAGCAACAACGTGGAGAGCCGCCTATATGAAGAAACAAATAGCAAAGAGTACAGTAGCACATTTAGCAACAAATTTTTTTGAATCAAAAGACGGAGAGATAGTATTAGAGTATTTGCGGTCAATAACAATGAATACGATATTGCAACCGCCAATAGATCCTTCAGAAGCCGTATATATGGAGGGTCGAAGATCAGTATATGCGGATATAATAAAGTTAATAGAAACATCAAATAAACTGAAAGCAGCGGAGACAGGAACAAATGAGCGAGTCACAAACATCTTCACCAGAGCCAACAACAGAGTCAGTGGAGACACAAGAACAGTCGATAGCTAGTAGACCTGAGTATGTACCAGAAAAATTTTGGGATGCAGATAAAGGAGAAGCTAGACTTCAAACATTTGGCGAGTCATACACTCAGTTGGAGCAGAAATTCCATTCTAAGATGGATGATCTTCGTGCTGAAGTTAAAGCTGAAAGTCTTGCTAACAGGCCAGAAAATGCGTCGGATTATACGCTTCCTGAGTTGGAGGGCGTTGAGTTCGCAGAAGGCGACCCGCTTTTGTCATTTTGGCGTGAGCAAGCGCATGGAATGGGTATGGATAACGACGGATTCCAAGCAGGGATCAAGTCTTATGTGGAAGCCATGCAAGCAACTGCACCAAATGTCGATCAAGAATTAGCCAAGCTTGGTGAAGACGGTCAAACTAGAATTGATGCTATAAACGCATGGGCTGATGCTAAACTTACAGAAGACACAAAAAATGCTCTTAATTCGTTAGCAACTACGGCAGAGGGCGTTGTGGCAATAGAAGAAATGATGAGTTTGTCACAATCGTCTGCAAACGCTGTAGATGCGTCACAATCAACACCAGTAGCCGAAACATTGGAAGAACTGCAAGCACTTATGAATACAGAAAAGTATTGGGGTGCTGCTGGTGTGCGTGACGATCAATTAGTGGATCGTGTTACAAAAGGTTTTGAACGTTTACAAAATGGCTGATAGCGGAGGAATACTACTATGCCTTATTCTAAAAAGGGGGGAAAACTCAAGCCTTACCCCGGCCCAACATCAAAAATGTCGCTCAAAAAGAAGCCTAAAAGGCCTCGTAAAAAAATGGTTAAGTAAATGAAACTGCGTGAGTTAGCGATACTGACTGTGGCATCTTTAGTGGTGTTTTTTTGGTATCGTTTGGCTCATGCACAAAACAGTTATTTGCCATGTTTGCCTACAGCCCAAGTTAAGGAAAGATTGAAAAACTTAGGTGAAGAGCGTATATGGCGCGGATTATCAGCAAGGGGCCACATAACAGAGATTTGGATAAACAAAAGATCTCTTAAATGGTCTGCAGTTGTGCATTTACCGTCAGGTCACAGTTGTCTGCCAGATGGGGGAGACCATGGGGAAAAGATTACTAAACCGGGGGCATGATGGAAGGATTCGACGCACTTGACTTGCTAAATACTGCTATTGCGGCTTTCGCTATATTGGGTGGTATGGTCTATGCTATTATTAAGACAAAAGTAGATGTTGAACATCTTACTAAAAAGGTAGAGACATTATTTAATCTGTTTAACAACATGAGAGATAAGGATAAGTAATATGGCAAGGCGCGGACTGTATGCAAACATTCATGCGAAAAGAAAAAGAATAAAAGCTGGTAGCGGGGAGAAAATGAGAAAGCCCGGAACAAAAGGCGCTCCTACCAAAAAAGCATTTGTACAATCAGCTAAAACAGCAAAAAAACCTAAGAAGAGGGCATAATGGCTAAAACTCCTGCATGGCAACGAAAAGCAGGAAAGAGCAAAAGTGGTGGCTTGAACGCAAAAGGTCGCGCAAGTTACAATAGAAGAACAGGCGGTAATCTAAAAGCCCCTGTAACAACAAAGCCGTCTAAACTCAAAAAAGGCAGTAAAGCGGCTAAAAGAAGAAAGTCTTTTTGCTCACGCATGAAGGGCATGAAGCGTAAATTGACTAGCGCAAAAACTGCTAGAGATCCTAATAGCAGAATCAACAAAGCACTAAGAAAGTGGAATTGTTAGCTTTTGTGCGTAGAGTAATAAAAATCCTTTAGATAGAGGTATAACATCGGCCCAAAAGTATGGTGGTACTGGCCCGAAAGGAACAACCAGATTAGCCCATCTGCTAGGAACAACCGTATTTTGTTATTAACTTTTTAAAGGATTGGATAGTCAAATGGCAGCTCCTACCATTGATACCACCTTTATCTCACAGTTTGAGAGTGAAGTACACGTTGCTTTCCAGCGTATGGGTTCTAAACTCCGAAACACAGTTCGTGAGAAAAAGGTGTCTGCTCAAGACGATACTTTTCCAAAAATAGGAAAAGGAACGGCTGGGCAAAAAGCTAGGCATGGTAAAGTTCCATTGATGAATCTTGGACACTCCAAAGTTCAAGTCACAATGGCAGACTACTATGCTGGCGAACTTGTTGATAAACTCGATATGTTAAAAACTAACATTGATGAGCGACAAGTAACAGTACAAGCAATAGCTGGTGCTTTAGGTCGTAAGGTTGACGAAATCTTAGTTGCGGCTATGGATGCAGCAACCAACGATTCTGAATCATCTTCTGGCGGTATAACTCTTGCTAAAGTACAAAACGTACACACACGCATGGGTAACAGAGATGTTCCTGACGATGGACAACGGTATTGGCCTGTTAGTCCTGCTGGCTGGAACGATCTTATCAGCATTGATCAGTTTTCTGATGCTGACTATATCGGCCCTGATCAGCTACCTTGGCCTACTGGCATTACTGCAAAACGTTGGTTTGGTTTCTTATACTGGACATTCTCTGGTCTCGATGTAGACGGTAGTAATGTTCGTAAGAGTTTTGCTTACCACCGTTCTGCTGTTGGTCTTGGTATGAACGCTGAACCACAAATTACACCATCTTATGAGAACGAATATGCTGCGTTCTTGTTTGTTGGTTCCTTGGCTCTTGGTGCTGTCATTATTGACAATGATGGTATCGAAGAAGTCAAGTATACAGAATAGGGGAGGGTAACATGGCTTTTACTTTCAATACACTTTCCCGAGTAGCCCAAGGTGCAGGATTTACGCAGTATATGTATGCAACTTCTGATGCAAAAAATACTGTTGATGCTGCTGGCTACTTCAATGGTGCTTCTGAGTTTTTGAACGTCAACGACGTGATTTTAGTCAAAGCATCTGATGGTGTCGGTCAAGTAATTGTAAATGCAAATGCGGGTGGCACTGTAGATACAGGCGACTTGGATGCAATAACTGCAACTGACAGCAGATAGATCCCTTCGGGGTATGGGGTGAGTATGGACGGTTTTCGGCTCTTTCATCGTTCTGCTCACCCTTTTTTTTAATAGGTAGGTGATCAGTGAGTAAAACAAAAATAGATTTAGTAAATTCTGCTCTTGTTATGGTTGGAGACAATCCAATTACATCACTGGATGATCAAACTACGCAAGCACTTGTCGCGAATACTGTGCTAGAAGATTTGATAGAAGCAGAACTATTTGAAACCAGATGGCGGTTTGCCAGCAATACAGTAGTAACAAGTTTTGTTTCGAGCGTTACACATCCAACAGGTTTAGGCGTTTTTCAAATACCCAGTAACACAATTCGGGTGTGGAACGTACTAGAACGAGGTCGTTCAGTTTTAGGCGAATGGGAGATGGAAGGTGACAAACTTCTTATTGATGCTGACAGTAATAGCGTTATTTCTGTTGATCGCACTACTGAGCCACCAGTAACTAATTGGCCTCCGCATTTCCGTATGGCAGTGATATTTGGTTTAGCTGGTATCTTTGCTTTATCTCTTACGGAAAATGAGGAAAAGTCAAAAATGTTATTGGCTGCAGGAGATACTTACCGCAGAAAAGCAAGAGCGCAAGATGGCGGTCAGTCATCTCCAAGAGTGTTAAACACACAACAGATGATGAGTGCAAGGCGAGGTCAAAGGTCAGGTAACGAAGGGTTGATATAATGGCTATAGCGCAATCAACCATTGCTACGTTTAGTAGCGGAGAACTTGATCCTCGTATGCGCGGACGCACTGATGTAAAACAATATGTGCAAGGCGCTTTGCGTATGCGTAATTTTAGGCAATTAGCGCAAGGTGGAATACAAACAAGACCCGGTACAGATTTTGTAGATAGTCTACCAGCCGACGGTCGTTTAGTGCCGTTTGTGTTTTCCGAAAATACAAGCTACCTTTTAGTATTTGTACAAAACAAAATTCGCATTTATGAAAATTTACAAAACTGGAACCTAATACAAGAGATATTTACACCATACAACTTGCAAACTTCTAAAGCGCTAGATTTTACACAATTTGCAGACACTATGATTATAGTGCATGAAAACATTCCACCATATATTCTAAAGCGTGTTGGACAAGATGAGTTTACTTTCAGCAAATTTACATTCGATGGTGATGATAAAGGTGAATATATTTTTCAGCCGTATCATAAATTTGTTTCATCAGATACGCATTTACGCGCTAACAATCCTGCATCTAACCCTACTTATAATGCTGGTGACAGTATTACTATTGGTATCTATCGCAATAATGGTTCTACAGGCGTTACAGATTTTTGGAAAACCCAACATGTAGGTTTGCGTATTTCTATTTTAGACCCATCTGACAATCAACTAAAAGAGGTAGAAGTAACTGCATTGCATCCGGGAGGTGTTTTGCAAGACGCTACTGTTACTATTAAAAAAGATTTTGGTACAACAGGCACAACTCTTTATGCTGGTACAACCAATACGTTAGATTGGGGTGAACCATTATTTAGTGATTTGCGTGGTTATCCGTCTACAACCTGTTTTAGAGAAGGTCGTTTGTGGTTTAATGGCCCACGGACACGACCATCAGCATTGCTAGCAAGCAAAACAGAACAGTTTTTTAATTTTGATGTTGGCACTGCTTTAGATGATGACGCTATAGATTTTAATGCAGCCACATCAGAGGTTCGTAAAATAGAATACTTAATACCGGGTAGAGATCTAACTATCTTTACTGACGGTGCAGAAATGTTTACGTCAGTTGATGATGGTGAAGCGCTTACGCCCACTAATATGAATGTAAAACCGCAAACGTATTTTGGTTGCAAAAGAGTGAAACCATTTGTGTTTGATGGTGCTATATTATTTGTACAACGTGGTCGTGGTAAAAATATACGTGAATATCATTTCAAAGATCTTAGTCAGGCATATGAAAGCCCATCTGTTAGTTTATTAGCGGGCCATCTAATCGAAAATCCTATTGATGCAGCAGTTATAACAAGTTCTAATTATCCCGAACAATATGCGTTTTTTGTAATGGATAATGGTTCTCTTGCAGTATTTCATAGTATTCGTGAACAAGAATCGCGTGGATGGGCATTGTGGTTCCCCGGTACTAACGATGCAGGGCAAACATCTAATATAGTTAACTATGCTACATCTGATACTAAATTTTCATCACAAACTCATTTTATGAGTCAGCTAGATTTATTTACTTCAGAACAATCTAGTGACAAGTTTAAAGCTATTACAGTAGTTAATGACGATATTTTTGTAATAACAGAACGACGAATACGTGGCGGTAATAAATTTTATTTAGAACGATTCAACAATGCCCGTTATTTTGATCTGGCCCGCAGTATTCGCGTCCAGACGGCCTCTAGGACATTTTTGGGTTTATTAGAGTTTGCAAACACTAAAGTCGCTGTACGATCAAGGAACGCGTTCCTAGGCACATATACAGTGGATAGTGCTGGTCGTTTAGATTTGCCTGACACAGTTACGAAGCAAGTAGACATAGAAGTTGGCTTGCCATACCTCGCTTATATGCAACCTATGCCATTCGATGCAAATACACGAGCAGGCACACTTACCGGGAAAAAACGTCGTGTCAGCCGTCTTATAGTTGAAACATATGACACTTTATCTTTGAAATTAGAAGACGATGTTATTCTGACTAGAGATGTTACAGATAATTTGCCGGGGCAACCAAAACCAAGAAGTGGGCCATATGAGTTTAATATATTGGGATACAGTAGAGACCCAACAATAACGTTGGCGTTAAATGAACCAATGAAAGCTACAATATTATCAATGTCAGCGGAGATAGCGTACTAATGGCTGGAACAGAAACCATTTTACTTGCTTTGACTGCCGCAAGCACTGCCGTTGGGGTTGTTTCGGATTTGAAACAAGCAAACCTAGCGAAACGTAGAGCAGCCGAAGCAGCTAAACAACGAGAGTTAGAAACACAGCGACAGTTAGCACAGTTACGAAGAGAATCGGCAGAACGTAAAGCACGTAACAGGGCATTACGAGCCGCGTATGGCGGTGATTCAACAAGTCGATCTGCGTTTGCATTACAAACAGAAAACCTCCGCAGAGATGCAGATAACATATTAGCCGCAAGAGTAACAGGTGGAAGTGCTGTAAGAGGAATACAGTTGCAAGGTAAAGCTGATTCTCAGGCATTTAGAGCGAGTGCTGCACAAACTGCATTTGCAGGAGGAAAAACGTTATTAGGTAGTAGAAATCGTACAGTATCTTCTTCTCGTCCATATTCGGGTCGAGGCGCGACAAGTTTTTAATGTGAGGAAACAATGGCATTAAAGAGAGAAACACGCAGTCTTTCCATAGGCGGTATGCCATATGTACGTCCAACCAATCCTGTTGGAGACTTTGCACGAATGGTACAGCGCGATAGTGCGCGAGAACTAGATGAACTGTATGCAGAAGAAGATCGAATCACCGTAGCGGAAAGCGTAGCGTCGGTTTACGACAGAGCCAAAGAAATACAAATATCGCAAGAAGGTGTGCCTAACTCAGCAGCAATGGCAGATGAATTAGGTAAATACACAAGAAAAATGTTGCGTGGCGTTAATTCTAATGTGCAATCACAGCTAAAAGCACAGTTGCCCGGAATAATAAGCCCGATTGTAAACAGTACAGTAGATAGAGAAGTTAAATACAATATACAACAAAATATTATAGGCATCGAAGACGAGCTAGAAACAACTAGACGCATTACTTTTGACAGCATCAAAGATAATTGGTCTGATGTGAATTTTCAGAATGATTATTATGCTAAACTAAATGCGTTAGAAAAAAGATATGCAACTGCCTCACAAGGAACAATTTCGGAACAACGTATAAGAAAACAGTTTGCGGGGCGTAGAACAGAGTTTGCTGCTTATATAACAGCACAGCAATATGCACAAATTGCTATGACGCAAGGAACAGAAGCAGCCGAAACAATGTTAACAGCTAGGGCTGAAGATTTTGCGAATCAATACATAACTCAAGATACATTTGAAAAACAAGTGCAATCTGTGTTGAAACAATCTGATTTAAGCGCAAAAATAGCAAAAGGCCATGCTAAATATATAAGAGATTTTACAAATCAAAATCTTGGGCAACAAGTGACGTCGCTCCCAGACGCAGAAAATATATTGCCTCCTAGGTTATTTGAAAAATTAGCAGACAAAGTAAATGGTGATTTGCGGATAGAACGAGCAAATGACAAATTTAGCGAGTTCCGTAGGATGGCTATTGAAGCGCAACAAACATGGACAACGCCAGAAGATATTAATGAGTTTTTCGGGCAATACAGAGATAAGTTTCGTGGAGCAGAAAGCGGTAGATTTGAAACGTTGTATGCTCAAGCATATGAAAAACATTTTAAAGATATAGCAAGAGCGCAAAAAGGCAGGGTCGATTTAGCTGCACTGAAAACAAGAGTAACCGACATGGAGGGTTATTCAAAGGATGCAGAAAGTGGTCGCATAACGGAGGTGCCTGCAACTTACAGCGATGGAACCGATATTTCAAAAGGTGACGCAACAACATTGCAAAAGAAGATTACTGCCAGAGCAACAGGAGAACGTAATCATAATGCCATTATAACTGGCACCAGAAGCCCAGAGGCAAAAGACAAGGAGTGGTGGCAAGCAGAATCAAGACGCAAAGTAAATGCGGCTATAGAAGAAGGTGTTTTTAAAGATCCAGCAAGGGCAGCAGAGTTTTTTCGTAACAACAAAGATGAATGGAAGTATTACAACGTGCTTCCTACTGCAATTTTAGACCTGTTTGATCCACGTAAAGATGCAGAAACTTTACGCGCAATGTCTAAATTAAAAATGGATATAGAACAGTACAATACAGAAGAGGCAGCTTTTGGTAGAACGATAACTTTGCCTACAGATGTAAGTGTTGCTGCATTGTTTGAGGCAATAGATCCAACAATGGATATTGCAGAAATAAATGACATTAGAGCCAAGTTGTTAGCTACA